TTAGATTACGATTTGACCATTTTCTTTTAGATAAGCATAAATTCGATCCAGGTCAATTTGTTCTGTTGTTTTACCAATATCGTCTTTAGTTAATGGTTTGCTCATTAGCTCTTTAGCTGCCACGGCATCAATCCATTTATACTCAGAGATGATAGGTGTAAAGTTAGTCACGGAGCCGTCACTATCCTCACCAGTACCTAATACATACTTAGCATTAATTGAGCCGTCCTCTTGTTTTGAGTACGTAGCGATAGCTGAGTACATTGGGTTTAAGATTTTGTTAAATGTTGTCATGTTTACTCCTAGTCTTGTGTTATTGTTCTTGTGTCTGATACTGCGTATGCTGTAATGCACATTTTAGCGGTACGACCACTTGAAAACTCAAAAAATTCTGGTGGATCTTCCTCATGATTTGTATATAAAAACCTGTGAGATTGATTAGCCTCAACCGTGAATGTTTTGTGTGAATTAACGATGAAGAAAATTCGCTTAACAGGTGAGGGAGCTATATTTATCCACACTTGATAAAAGCTCAGAGTTTTATAAACTGTAATAATAGCCACCTCACACAAATTCCCACCGACCAACTGATTGACTTCAAGTGTACCGGTGAATTTACCAGTTACACCCTCTAGTCTAGCGCCCTTTATCGTACCACCGTTGATATTTGTACCGTTTATTGTGGTACCTGTAATCGTGCCACCTGAGATATTATTACCGTTGATATTGTTACCATGGATATTAGTCCCTGTAATATCACCAGCATTAATTCTCCCGATATTAGAGCTAATGGCAGATAAGCTAGTTACATTTAACTTATCCGCAGTAAGTGACCGTGTAGCAATGTGAGTTGCTCCAATGCTACCTGCTGCGACATGTTTCGCAGCTACCGCACCTGTTGCAATCTCATTGGCCGTAATGCTATCAGCCGCCATTTGTTGAGTGGTGATTGATTTGGTAACAATCGACCCACCATGAATAGCAGTTACACCAGCATTTTGCCAAGGACTAGGTTGAGTTGTGTATTCGGTACACTCCTCGAGCATTGGTCGAGACACGTAGTAGGCTGCATGAGTTTTATCCCTTGAGAAATGATTAACCCTTATTAAAAGTAGTATTTTACCAGTTTGAGGTGCTTTAAACTTAACAAAGGCTCGCCCTGCGTTTTGGCTCAATCCGTCCTGAAACCACCCACTATGAGCCGATATAAAGTTAGATGGTTTGTTGTGGATATTTTCATCTCCAGCTGTCATTGATTGCGCTAAAAGTCCTTGATAGCTCAATCCATCCGCATCATAGCTTTCGATAACCAATTCGCCAGCACAGTTAAAACCGCCAACATAAACGCTTGCCATATACCACTTGTTAGCCACCACATTAACAAATTGTCTTGATACATCAAGCCAAGCGCCTTTATCTATAAGGGTATTAAACTGCTGTGATGTACCGTTAATTGCGATTAGCCTCCAAGCTTCATTTTTCTCGCCTTTTGGAAAATACTGGTTTTTATTATACGTACGCTCAAATGCCGACGGTACTGGACATCCCGCCCAATCTCCACCAGTCGCACCAAACCCAAACCAACCATAACCGTTATTGTCAAATATTGGGTTATATAATAGGTTCCCGCCAAGCCCAATAGCCATTTTGTCAGCAGTAATCTGCCCCGCTGCCATGTGTTCAGCTCGCACAGCTCCAGCTTGCAAAGCACCCGCTCCGATTGTGTTAGCACCAATTTGGTCAGCTTGTAGAGTGCCGACTAATTGAGTTGTCTTAATCTGGACACCGTTTATATCAATTCCATTTTCAAGGTATCTACTACCGTTCCACGTGTACAACTTGCCGTCTGCGGTGTTATATACCTGTTTATGCCCTTGATATTCGCCAGTGTTTAAACCATTAACCGTTTTAATTAAGTCAAGGTTTCGAGCTGGTAAAGCAGTATCAAAGACTTCGTTAATGATGTTTTGAGAGAGTTTTTTGTTTAAAACTTCAAGCTCTGCATCAATATCTACCGCACTTTCGCCACGTAATCCGCTCTGTTGACTAAATGGGCCAACATTCACACCCCGAGTATGTCTTAACCAGTAATATCTAACCTGTTTCGCTCCAACCTCGTGCGAGTACATTTTCGCAGTAACTCTTGTTAAGCGTGTAGCGGTTTTAATATCGTCTGTTTCGCTAACAAAAATCTCTGTCGCCGTGGCATCGTTAATCCAATCCCACTCAAGTGTAATGTTACCTAGTCCACCCGTTACTCTTACGCCTGTTGGTACTGGAGGTTTATCAATGACAAAGGTTTGCGTTCTTTCGCTTAAGACTTGTCCTTTCTCGTTTTTAACTTGGATTAAGACTGAGTATTCACCGTTTTCTAAACCGTCTAGGTTGAGATTTGGTGATGTTTGACCTAATCGGATATCGTATAATGCACCGTCTTTATAGATGCGAAAATCATACTTAATAACACCGTTGCCACCTGTTACATCGCCAGCAAACGAAACACTGCCATTAGGATTAACCGTTACCCCGATATTGCTCACCTGTGGAACAGTAAGGATTGATGTTGCTTTAGGTTCGAACTTCGCCCCGTTATCAACAATCGCCTCTTTCTGCGGTTCGTGCTGCAAGGCTGTAATGGTATATTTGCTTTTAGTTTCTTCCTTGACGGATAAGGCTTTAAACAACTGACTTGTTACTTGTTGAGTAGATAACGACCATACACCGTAAGCCTCTAATCCAATAGGCTCTTGGTCTAAAGTAACTTCTGCACCTTTTACAGATGTAATCTTAATATCTTGGTGTTTCGCTTGTCCGTTGATATAACTAAAGTAACTATTGCCATTAACTGAGATTTCTCGGTCTAAAGTAACTTTTTTACCGTTTACCGCTAAAACTCGGCCGCCAACATTGGTACCTGCGTAATACGTGTCAGCGACTTTGATAATGTCGCCTGGCACGTGCATTAAGCCCTCTGCACCAACTACAAAACTAATGGTTTTAGTCTCCAGTTTCTCAGTTTGTAACAGCCATAAACCTGTTCGGTGTGCTTGACCTCGAGAGGTGCAACCAAAGGCTGTGATTTTCTTAACGTTTAAGCCATTTCTGCGGATAGATTCATCGTCAGAAACGTACTCAATCGCCTTTTCATAACCGTTATCTTTGTCTGCGTATTCGACTTGGATAGCATTGTGACGGGCTTTCTTGGCCGAAAAAGTATAATTAAACTCGCCTTTCTCTACGTTTGCGTTAGTGTATGTCCAGACTGGATCTGACGGTCTATCCATTACAACTGTTAGCTGTTGACCGTTCCAGACTGGCATCGCTCTAAAGATTGAGCAAATATCATTAATCACATCATACGCAGAGCGTTGTTCTGTTAGCCAAGCATTACAAGTAAATCTTGGCTCTTGTCCACCGAAACCATCAGGGACTAATTGGTCACAATATTTGGAGACTTGATATAAAGTCCATTTATCAGCTCCAAACTCGCCTAATCTATTGCCTAATCCGTAACGTTTGCTTGTGACAACGTCATATAAAATCCAAGCTGGATTATCTGTCCAGTCTGTTTTAAAAGTACCGTCCCACGTTCCAGTATATTTTCTGGTGCGTGTATCGTAGTTGCTCGGCACTTTTACTCTTAAACCTAATAAGTCATAGGTGCGAGCAGGGATATTGCTAAAATACTCAGAGTCAAACTTAACCCCGATTAAGGCTGTGTTTGGATAAGTAAACTCTGTGTCTATAATCTCGGTGTAGCTTGACCAAACGGTATTATTTTGTAGTCTTTGAGATTTGCTATCCTCTGCCACTCGTTCCACTTTTACAGTAAATGGAACTGGAGGTAGATTGTCAAAAGTGTGTTGCTGTAAATATTGAGAGCTATATTTACCGCTGATTGATACAGGATAAGATTGAGAGCCGATAGTAATAACAAGCTCTACTGTTGTTCCGTTTGTGTCGCCATTTTCAGCTTGACTAAAGAGCGACTGGACACCAATAGTTAAACGTAGTCGAGATACCTTGCTATCTGTAACAGTGCGTGTGATCGGTAGATTCTTTCTAACTTGCGTTCCAACGCTTACCTCTTTCTCGGAGGTGTTAAAACCAGCAATTACATCTTGAACTTGGCTACCTACTCGCCCCTCTAATTGGACGTTGTTAAAATTATAGGAGCCGTCTTTGTTTTGGACTGGTGTATTGTCAAAATAGACGGACTTCATTCCATCAGCCAGTCCCTCAACTTCGCCCTCAGAAATAACTTCAACAATTTTGACGAGTTGCTTACTTCGACTGGTCTCTTTAGCCTCAACAGGCGTATGACCGCCACCGCCACCTTTACCCATTGCCTAACTCCTATTTCTAAATCTTGGAACTATCTTGCCTTTCTTCTCTTCTGGCGGTTGTCGCTCAATATCCATCGTCTCAACACCTTGCGAGATAATCAGTGAGCCAACTCTAATCCGCCCATAAGCGAGAGGCATTGGACGACCTTGAGCGGCCATATTCGAGAGATTTGAAAAGCTGGTTGATTGTTTCCTTTCGGCATCTTTACCAGTTGACATTGATGGCATCTTTGTGAGCATTTGAGCTACACCACCAGCCATTAAACCGATGCCACCAGCGATTAACGCTGCACCACCAGCCCAAGAAGTAAATGCGCCAACCACAACCATCACCGCACCAACAATCGTTTGAAATAAGCCTGCCTTTTTCGATCCTTTTAAAACTGGCGTGAAGTGAACCGTTGAATTATCTTTTAAATGTTGGTTTAACCCTTGCTCAAGATAGCGATTGTCTAAATACTCTTGCCCAACTCTCACGGTAAATAAGCCTTGTTGGATAAACTGTCTGAGCTTTGGGATTTGACTTGTGAGAGCTTGAACGACTTCGGCGGGCGTTTTGCAATCTAGCCTAAATTTAGTTCCAAACTGTTTAAGGGAACCATAAAATCTAACGTTGACCATTCTCTGTATCTCCAAATGCTGTGCGTGTGCTTAAGCCAGTAACCATCGTACAAATCTCGCTTAGATAATCGTTTTGGTGCGTGGTGTAATACCATTTGTTCGCCTACATAAATAGCCGCATGGTTCGGCACGTTTGCCCCTACGCTAATCAAAATCACATCACCAACTTGAGGCTCTTTAACTTGCTCAAACCCGTACTTTTCCATATTGTCTAAGTAGAGATTTAAACCCTCTTCCCACCAATAATCTGGGCGTTCAAAATCTGGCAATTCACAGCCTGATAGGCGGTAAAAGTCTCTGAATAGCGTGTAGCAATCCGTTTCACCGTGATTGAATTCTCGACCGATTAAAAATGGGATTTTTGGGAAAATATGGATTTTCTCATCACATACCAACCAAAAATCTAACTGGCTGTAGAGTTGAGTTTGTAAGTCTGATTGAGAGAGTTTAGGCTCACCTTGTGGATGTGAATGGACCAATGCCACAATCTCGCCTTTCTCACTTGCCGCAATGTAATCTTCTGGCGTGATTTCAAAGTGATTTTCCTTGTCTTCCGCTACGTTCTCGCAAGGTATAAAGACTTTTTCGCTACCCACTAAAACAACAAAACCACAGCTTTCCTGTGGTTCTTTTGATTTTGAGTAGTGAATTATCTCGTTGTGTAGCTTTCCGTCCATCGCTTACCCCAATTTATCAACGCTAACAAATCCGCCATAGTTGTGCGTGTTGTTTCTTAGCTTACAGCCAGTCAATAAACCACTGCATTTATCCTTTTTAGGGTCGGTTGTCGGTTGGTCTTTCTCGTCTGCCACCGCTCGCCCTGTATAACCGCACTCAACGCCACGATACAGCCAGTTGCAAGTAGAGGTAATCATTCGCCCAATCAGTGCGTTATCTGTCTCTGACGGTAAAGCTAGAGTAAATTGAGCTACATCTCGATTGAGTGAGGATAATTGCTCAATTAAGAAATAACTTAATACTTCTTGTGATGGGTCGGCTTGCTTATTGCCATCTACGAAATTCACTGCATCAAGGTAGTGCATATAGACTAATCTACGTCTAACCACACCGCCCAAACACTGTTCGAAACGGTTACAAAGTGCGGTAATAAATCCACCAACATTTCCAAGTGTTAATGTCGGTCGATTGCTTGGCCCACTGCCTGACATTTCGAACCCGTCTGCTTTAACAGCAAATGGCTCGTAAGTCTTGCCTTGCCATACGATAGATTGAGATTTTTCATTTTTACCGGCATAAAAGCGATAGAGTTCGCCGCTTATGCCGTCAGCATCTTTCAATCCTCGCAAATCCACTTCAAATAGCTCGATCAGTGCGTTTTGCTCTAGCTTGGCTAGGTCTAACTTTAATTTATTGCTAATTAGTTGTGGCATTATGGCACCTCAACAAAATCACAGCTAAACTCGGTGAAGTTTAAATCCATCTTCGCAGGCCACTTACTACAAACAGCCTTGATATTTTTTCCAGTGAACGGGTCTTTAAATAAAAAAGGATGAATTCCTTTGTGTCGCTTAAAGAATTCATCCACTTCTAGGCGCTCTTTGTTTTTAACCTTAACCGATACAGAGTAAGAGCGGAGTAAGCTGTTAATCCCTTGTAATTGGCGTTGAGTATATCCGTCACCAAATTCAATAGCATTTACTGTTGGCTCATTATCGACCTGAAAATTAGGCCGAATACACCATTTAAATGTTTCCATATTCACTCCTAAGCAAATACACCACCAGAACGCATATTATTTGAAATAATACCGTTAGTTTCGTTTCGTGCTATTTGACGAATTAACTCTACTGTAATTTCGGTTTCGCCATTTCGCTGTCTTTGCTCAACATTTGCATTGACTGGCTCGCCATTGTTGATTACTTTAACGGAAATACTACCACCTGCCATTGGTCGATAGCCAGTTGACGGAATGGAGCCAACTGCACCACCTGTGGCATAACCACGACCGTAATTAAGGTGATTTAAAAAGCCGACACCTAATCTCGATGTCGCCTCTTTAGTGATGACGTATTCGCCACGATGGACCACGCCAGCAGGTGTATATTTACCACCGTCACCAGTATAACCACCGCTAGCAAATCCAACGTAACCACCGTCAGAATACCCAAAGGCACTTGCAGCAGATTTGATAGCGTTGAAAATCATCATTTTCACAATCATTGCCGAAATATCTTTCAAGATTGACTGTGCTAATGACCTAAAGTCAGCTTTACCTGTTACAACAAAGTCAGTTAAAGCATCAGACATCCCATTGAAAGCGTTTTGAGTGATGTTTGAAATATTTCCTGCCACGTCACCAACGGCATCCTGGATTTGATTTACACCGTCTTTAATGCCAGCGATTGGATCTGATTTTCTCTGATTTTCAGTTTCTTGGATGACTGCTCTACGCTCTTTCAGTTTTGCGATTTCTTCGTCAAGTTTAGCGATGTTTTCTTGCGACATTCCGATCTTCAATCGAGCTGCCTCAAGGTCTAATTGATGGTTATACTGAATTAATTCTTGCTCTTGTCTTGTTTTACCAAGCAGTTCAAGCTCAAATTCCATTTCTCGCAGTTTTTCAGTGTTATCAAAGGCGAATTGTGCGATAGCTACGCTTTGTTGTGCTGCATCAATTTGAGCCGCCATATCTTTCAGCTTAGCCAAACCATCAGCACCAAAATGAGCGTATTTCTCGCCATTTGCCGCTATATCTTGAGTTATTTTATTTAACTCTTGATACTGGCTAATCTGACCGAATACAGAAATATCTTGAGCATTTGCTCGAATTTCTGAAAGTCTGCGCTCCATTTCGCTTAGTTGGTCTGTGAACTGCTTGACATAATCAACTTTGGAACCGCCAGATTTTTTTGCTCTTTTAGCCGCTTTAATCTCAGTTTGAGAGCCTAATAAGGCAAAGTTACTATCCACAACCGCAGAAAAATCAGCAGAATCTTTTTCAAAACCGCTATTTAATGCGTTGTCTTCCGCTTGTAGTCTGCGTTTCTTGGTTGGGTCTTTTTCTTTGTTAATTGCAATTTGGCGATTGTTTCGCTCAATCAGCTTGGTCGCCTTATCACTTAAAGCATTTTTAACACTAAGCCCTAAAGCATTAAATTGACTAGCTACCAAGATAGCCATTGCCCCCATACGCTCAACGGCACTTGTAATAGATACAGCGCCACTTTCAGCACTTGGGAATATGCGGTTTAAGTCATCAAGTGAAAAGCCGATGTTGTCGATATTAACCTTAGACATATCCAAGGTTGGCAATAGGCTCTTTAACTTGTCGTGAAATTCAGCAACAGGAACTTGACCGATGATTGTTTTTAAGTCATCTTCTGACTTGGTGAGCTTTTCGTTCGCTTTCGCTAATTCGGCTTTTTTAATCGCCAAATCTTGGGTTGCTTTTGCTAACGCCTCTAAATATGCCGAATCTTCCGCTTTTCCGCTTGATTGTGCGATTTGTTTGCCTTGCTCGATTATTCTGTTGAGCTTTTCATACTCTTCTTCTAATCGCTTAATTTCGTCCTTTTGAGCGGAAATCGATTGCTCTAATTTGGCTTTCATCCCGTCAAGGACTGCGGCTGATGTGTTGGCTAATTTACCAGTTGTTACATCTAAAGAATCGGCAAAGGATAAAAGCTCTTGTCTGGCTGCTTCTGTTTTTTGTTGGTAGTCAAGAAAAACGCCAACGCCAGCAGATAAGCCAAGCGTTAATAAGCCAAGTGGGCCACCAACAAAACCTAATGCACCGCCTAAACCTTTGCCTGTTGCGATTAATGCTTGTTGTGCAGCGGTTAGATTTCTCGTTGCGGCGGCTTGAGCTGACATAGCGGCAGATGCCTGAATACTAGCGGTAATCCAAGTGCGGATTTTACCAACACTCCAAATCACACCTGCACCTGCCGCAATACTTGCCACTACGGTTAAGTGATTGGCGATTTCGTTGATAGCCTTAGCAAATGCCTCGCTCGCTCCTGTTGATTTATCTAATTCACCAATCCATTTGACGGTTGATGTGTTTAGATTTTCAAAGGCTGCCGAAATGGTAAGAATACGGGTATCAAATTGAGAATCCACCGATTCTTTGGCTCGCTCTAACGCTGGGACAAGAACGTCCATTGTTAGCTTACCCTCTTTCGCCATATTTCGTAGTTCGCCAGTGGTAACCCCTAAACCAGTTGCAATCGCTTTAGCTAACGCAGGGGTTTGCTCCATCACGGAATTGAATTCATCACCCCGTAAAATCCCACTCCCTAACGCTTGCCCGAACTGTGTCAATGCCGCATCTGCTGCACCTGCACTTGCACCAGATACTGCAACAGCTTTAGTTACTGTTTCAGTTAAACTGGCAACCTGTGCTTGACTAATTTTTAACGTTTCGGCATTTTGAGCAAATCGCTGATAAACCCCTGAGGTCGCATTAATGCTTTGGTTGGTTTTTAACGCAATGTCAAAGACATTATTTAAACCTTTTGAGCTACTGATTGATGCACTTTCGACTAATCGAAGTTTATTTTGAATTTCAGTATATCCATCGACAAAACCTTTTAATTGGTTTACGCCAAAGCCAGCTATACCAGCTTTAAAAAGGTTGGCAGATACACGATTGAGCGAATTCATCGACCGCTCAATATTATTTAATTGTTTGGTAGTAGCATCACTAAAACGCTTTACTCTGCCTTGTGCGTTATTGATACCACTCTGGAATTTAACCTGATCTAACTCAAGCTGAATTCCTAAGTGTCCTAATAAGCCTGCCATTTTTACTCCGTTATCTATTTGCTAAGTAATCGGCTGAGCCGTCATCAAGCTCTTCTTCTTTCTCGCCCTTGTAGAAAGGCATAAAATCTGAAAGTTCTGGCGGCTTGCCTTTCGGATCACGATTAACCATTGCCAAAACGTGCGAAATTTGAGCCGAGCGATAATCATCACGCCATAAGCCAAACGGTTGTTCTTCGTAAAATAGTCGGTATTCCTGTAAATGGCTTTCTGGCATCTGCTCGATTTCTTCTAGCGTTTTACCGAGAGAAAGTGACAGGTTTATTTGGAACTTTCTTCGGCTGGTGAGTTTTTTGGTTCACCGTCCATAATGGCTTGGTTAAGTTGCTCAATGACAGCCTTATCAAGTTGAGATAATGCCTCTAGATCGCTTTCATCTTCTGCATTAAATAGGTTTTCACCGTGTTCATCGCATAAACGCATTGCGATTGTGCGAGTTAGTTTATGTTTGTCGTAAACTTTGGCTAATTGCTCGGTTAAAGTATCTTCGTTAGTAAAATCAAGCGTAATACCTTGAGCCTCAGCAATTCGCACTAATTCTTGTTGTTGTCCGTATAAGGCTTTGTTCATTTCGCCAACAGTAAACTCACGGATGTAATAGGTATCGCCTAAAATTTCTACTGGTTTAACTCTCGGCTTGTGTGATAAAAGCTTATCTCTTAAATTCATTCGTTCCGCCTTATAAAAATAAAACCGAGAGGATTAACTCTCGGCTTTGTTATTTACGCTGTTGTAGGTAAAAAATAATCACGTTTTGCTTTTTTGATGGTTACACCTGACTCAAATTTACCTTTCACTTCACCGCTAAAGTTAGGTGAGGTTTGGATAAATCCAGTACCATATAAAGCACCTTGATTTTCTTTCAAAATCATCAACCAAGGGAATGTTTCCTTGTTGTAGAATTTTTTACGCAAATCTTGCTGCATTGTGGTCGCAGGGGCATAGTAGAAAGATAGCTTAATTGAACCATATTCAATTTCGCCTGCTTCTGTTTCTGTACCCTCTGAACACATTGTAGTGATGTCTGTTTCACCCAATGTATCACCGTCGCCATCAATCTGTTTAATCGCGCAAAAGTTGCTTGATAATTGGATTTTTGAGACTTTAGCCTTAGTAAAGTCAGTTGGTTTATCTAAACCTTTCCAATCCACCTCATCGGCAAGTGTTACTGTATCAGTAGATACTGATTTCACAGGATAACAGCCATCTAACGCTCCTAAGCCAGTGATTCGGATAAAATCACCAGCTTTTAATCCGTTACCTGTTGCGGTAATTGTGGCATTTGGCGTAACAGTACAAGCTGTAATAGCTTTCTCTGTGTCGTAGCCAACGCCTAAATAAAACTTAGTCCCTTGGAAAGGGGTTGTTTGTGTTGCCATTGTTATTCTCCATAAGCAATTTGATAATTGATTGTTCTGCGGTGCAGTTTTGTATCAGGCTCATAGTCTGATAAGTCATTGCTACGCTCCGCATAGTCAAATTTTTGCTCTAACGTACTAAATATCGGCTTTCTTAGCGCCATCACATCATCTGGATTTGGGCTGTAAATGTCGATTTGCACCATAAAATCATCTAAATCACCATCTTCTAAAGCGGAATTTGGCGAAATATTAATGAATTGATAGACGATGGCAGGGAATTTCTTGTTGGTGTCTGGAATAAACCCGTAAAAACACCTATTTTCAACAAGCGGAGCTAATGCCTTGAATAAATCTTGCTGAATCATTTTCCTGCCTCTTCTTCAATTCCACGCTTGAGCGCTATAATGATTTCTGCTGCGGTTTTCTCTTTTGCTTGCTCAAATGCTGGCCTCATAAATGGCTTAGCTGGCATTTTTGAGGTGCCAAACTCAACAAAGCGCCAGTAAAACGGATCTTTCGGATTGTAAGCCCCGCTACTCGCATTTTTCGCCTTAAAAGCCCCTCGTTGCTTGGCCGTAAGACCTTTAACTCGGATCACTGTGCCAATATTTCCATTGCGTAAGACTTTAGTGCTACTCTTAATCGCTTTTTTTAGCGTGCCAGCTCGCCTATGCGGCAAACTACGAGAAAGGCTTGGGGCGTTTTGCCTTGCCTGCTCTCTCATAACCTTCCCGCCAAGTCGCATAGCCTTAACTCCGATCTTGTTAGCAGTCTTACGACCAAGCTCACTCAAAGCTTTGTGTATTTGAGATAATCCCTCAACCTTGACATTACCCATCAACTGCCTCTTTACACATTAATTGTAGAGAAACGTTGCGTTCTTGGGTGTTAAGCACAGAAACAATTTCTAAAAAACGTTTACCAAACTTAACCCTCATTGACGGCTCAATGCCGTCTAGATGACGTAGCCATATCTGTGTAGTTATTTCTGACTGCACTTGCTGAGCTGAAAAGTATTCTCGCCCAGATAAAGGCTTAACTTCGGCCCAAACAGTCGCAACTGATTTCCACGTCGTCTGGGTTGCTCCATAGTCATTAATCTCATTGACTTGTCGCATTAATGTAATTCGATGTCGCAATCTTCCGATTTCCATCTACACCCCCATAATTCGATATGGCTGAATTAGTCGCCAAGTACCCTCTTCAATTTCTTTTGAAACTACGCCAACCACAACGCTCTCACGGTGTTCATACCAGTGAGCAATCGTCATTAACATTGCTTGTTTAATTGCCGAATTGACGACTAAGCCATTTGCAACATCTTCCGGCACTTCGTCAGCAAATAATTTGCGATCTAATTGCTTTTCGATGTGCTGTTGAGCTGCACTCTCGTACAATTTAAGCAATTCGTCCTCATCATCGCTATCAATACGGCAATGCTTTTTGATTAAGTCTAAAGTGATTAACATATAAGCCCCAAAAGAAAAGCCCCAATTAAGGGGCTAGAATTGATTATTTAGCGAGTAATTTACCTTTAACAAAGGCTTCTGGGCGGTAGATAGCTAACGCCAAACGCTCTTCACAAAGGATTGTGACTAAGTTTTTCACGAAGTCATCTTCGTTCTCGGTTGATACCGCTACGCCTAACTGTTGGCGGTCGAAGATTTGAGCGCCCATATTGAACGCACCAGTTAAGAAGTCGCCAGCAGTGATTGCTTGAGTTTGAACTACTGGAACACCCCACAATGTCGGCTGCGCTAAGCTTTGCGGATTGCCGATAATATGGCGACCTTGACCGTCTTTTTCTAACTCAATTTTCGCCCAATCGATAGGGTTTAACACAAAGCCGTTTGCTGGGTAGTCAGATAACGCTACTTGTAATTGAGCTAAACGTAATTGGTCGATAATGGTATAGTTTTTCATTGTAGCTTTATCAGCAAATGCTTGAGCCACTTGGCTTAAACCTTGTAAACCACCAGCAGAACCATCACCGTTTAATAATTGCTTATCTTCAACCAATTTTAAGCCGTAAGCTAAACGACCGTTAATATAGCTCTCTAGCATAGCTGCATCGTCTAAGATTTGGCGAGATGCTTTAACGTAGTGGGCCAATGTTTTAACGCCAACAGTTACTTCTTCAAGTTGTAAATCTGATTGAGCTTTTTTCGCACCTTCAGTTGCTTGTGCTGCTGCGTTGTTGGTGAATAGTTTTTCACGGACGTAAATGATTGCGTTGCTGTCGGTAGTGCCTTGCATTAACAAATCACGCACAGTCAATGGGCGCTGTGGAGGCGTTACAATGCCAGTTAAACGCATTGGAGCAACGGCTGCACCTGCTGAACCTGCTGCATCGGTGGTTAAGCTTGTAATGGTTGCTTTTAAGCTTAATTTAGCTGACTTGCCAGAGCGTGGGTCTGCTGCAAATGATTTGTAGCCATCTGTATCTAACAAGCGTTGGGCGATTGATTTTTCTTGCTCTACACCATAGCCACGGCGAGTTGCTTTTTGCTCTAACTCATCTAAGCGGCTTTTCGCACTATTCATAGCGGTTAAGGCTTCATCTACACGACTTTTTAAATCGTCTAAGCCTTTTTCATTGTTCGCCATTTTGCCTTGTAATTCTTCACCAAGGCCTTTTACCTGTTCAGTTGCTTTCTTAAACTCGGTGGCGAGTAATTCAATATTTTCTTGTGACATATATTAGTCTCCATTGATAGATTTCAAAATGTTTAACGCATTGCCAATTTGGCTTTCAGGCTCACCCTGAATAAGTTTTCTCAAGCCATAACTGGCAATGGTTGTGGCTTGTTGTTTGGAAAACCCTAAATCTCTCAAGGCTTTCTCAAATTCTGGTAATGTTGGTAAGCTGCCTTTAGCTAAAGCGGATTTAACCACTTCAACACGGCTTTCTTCGTTTGCTGGGAATGTAACGATTGAGATTTCTTTCAAATCAATCTCTAAAAGCTCTAAAACATCGTCTTTCTCGTTATACATCCACTTATTAAGCTTGTACCCGATTGATAGTCCGTCAATCGCTCCAGCCATCATTAAAGCGTGAATTTCTTTAGCTCGCGCCACATCATCAATTAATAATCGACCCTCGCCATATAAACCACGCTCATCTTCCTTGAGCGAAGTCCATACGCCAATCGGCTGATTACGGTCGTGATTCCATAACACTGGAGGCATTTTACTTTGTGCGTTCCAGCCTTTAATCGAATCAATAAAAGCACCTTTACGCACCACTTCATCGTAGCTATCTACAACATCAAACACGTTGCAATAGCCAGAAAAAAAACCATCCTCTCGGACGGTCTCTGCTTTAAATAATAAGTCTTTAGTCTTTGTCTTTGTCATCCGCTCCCACCTTGTCGATAGAGGTTAGATTTAATTGCACTGTTAATTGGTCTGCACCATCAATAGCAGGTAGATTTTCCAATGCTCGCACTTCGTTTCTTGTCATTACACCGTTTTGTAGTAAAGCAGTATAAAAACTTGCTCGCCCTGCGCTATCCGCTCTTAATAAGCCTTCAACACTAAAGATTGAGTAGTATTTCTCTCTTTCTTCCGCAGTTAATAGTTTGCGGTTAATTGTTTGCTCAATACGTTTTAGCGTTGGTCCTAGGGAGTAAGTGAGGAAATTTTGGTTAATCTGCTCCGCACTTGAGGCCCAAGATGAAGATTTATCTGTACTATGAATTAATTGAGGCGGAACTCCAAAAGCTCGGCAGATTTCTTCAATCCCGAAGTATCGGCTTTCAAGTAATTGAGCGTCTTGCGGATTAATCCAAGCTCCTGACATATTAGCTGGTTCCATACCAGCCTCAAGAACCATCCATTTACCTGCGTTTTCTGGTTGCCCATACTCACTCAAAGCCTTGCGAACTAATTCACGCTGTTCAGCATTTAACACTCGGTCACCAGTTTTTAAAAATCCACCAGCTTTTAAGTTGTTTTTAAATGCTTTACCTGCTGCATTGTTTGCCGCAATCTGTAAACCCATCACGCTCGCTTGGTAACTAATCGGGGATAATCCAACTAATCCGTCAAGCGTAAAGCCTTTGAAGTGAAGAATTTCATTTTCAGCATATTCGCCATTATCCACACTGTTTTTAGTGTAGATATAGACAATTTCACCATTATCATCTCTTCGCACGCGCATATATTGCGGATCGAGAATATCAAGCGAAATTACACGACCATCAATAGCACGATTGATTCGACTATATGCATTACCCCATAAATCAAGGTTAGCGATTTGCGCCTCCCAGAATTCGCTCGCACACATATCAGCATTTGGTGCATCGTGGATAATTCTGTATAGAGGGTGTTTAGCAGCCACTTTCCGCTCAAAATCTTTCAAGTGAAATGGCAATGATGCAGCAGTCTGACTTCTTAAACGCACACAAGCCCATACCGCACTCAATTTAAGAGCTTTTTCAGCATCTACCTGTTCGCCAGTGCCAGTTGATTGACTTACAAACGGTTCAACCGTAGAGCCTTTATCTAAGCGTTTACTACCACTAAATAAGCGGTCATAAAATCGCCCCCACCAGCCTTTGTCATTTTCTCCGTTCATCCGATAATAATATCCCTGTAAAAGTTATCTACATCTTGAGGTTCTTCACTCATTTCAGAGATGCCCCTAGCCATTGCCAAAGCAACCATTCCATCAATACGCCCTGTTGCTTTGTGTTTTTCAAATTTTCGATTGCCTGCTGGGTCTTTTGTGATGACCGCATTTGCCGCACACATCGTCAAAACAGGGTTCATGCCGTGCTTTAAATTGCCGTTCAGCAAATCACTCTCTAAAATGTCGATTGCCGGAGACATATCTTTAAAACCCTGACCAAAAGGCACTAAAGGAAGATTAATTCCTTGAGCCTCCATTTCTTTTTTGAATATATCAATTCGCCAACGGTCAAAAGCGATTGCAGCAATATCAAAATCAGCAAGTATCTCTGCTATATCTCGCACAACGTAAGCGTAATCAACTGTCGCACCAGGTGTCGTGCGAATAAATCCTTGTTTCGCCCATACATCGTATGGCGAGCGGTCTCGTTTTGACCTATCTTCCAGTCCTATTTCAGGCGTCCAGAAGTAAGGGTAAACATTGATTTTTCCGTCAGGGTCTTTGATAGTCAAAACAAAAGAGGTTAAGTCTGTACGAGCGGATAAGTCTAAGCCGCCATAAGCGGTTAATCCGCTAGGGCTTGATTGCTCTGCGCCGCTTTCTTTCCAAGCGTCAATACTGACAAATGTCGATACCGTACTTACACGTTGATTTAGGTTTAAATTTCGGAATGTATTCTCAAAGCTCGGCATACGATTAGCCTTATCAGCAAGTTTGCGAATATCATCTTCACTGCGGAATACGCCTAACGCTGGGTTAGCTTGTTTCCACGCCTTAGGGTCGGTTATCTTCAAATCTTTGTCAGCACTGTAAACGTGGCAAACTGTGTGAGGGTCATTACTTGTTTTAGCGTCATCAATCCAGATTGAGAGTAAATCGCCATCATTTGCCGCTTGTGTGCTTATTGATAGCAATAACGGATTTTTGTGCGCCCCTTGTGCGGTAGTGATAGCATCTACGAAAGCGGATTGCGGACCTTGAATTTGCCCAATTTCATCAAGGATAGCCAACACAGGTGATAAACCTTGAGCGGTTCGCCCATCAGCCGCTAAAGCTCGATACTCAACATTCATTGGTAATCCAATTAAACGCTTGCCACTAGGCTTAATCGAGATGATATTGCTTAGTTTAGGATTGAGTTGGATCATCTTTACAGCCAAGTTAAACACCAAAGAGGCTTGCTCTCGGCTTAACGCACCGCTTACAATTTGACTGTTTTGAATTGCCACTGGCCCAACTAAGTGAGCCAACAATAAACAGGCAATTAATGCAGTCTTACCGTTCTTACGACCGATAGACAAAATACCATGGCTTGTTCCATTAGGGTTGTCGTAAACATCACGGATATAATCCAACTGAAACTCTTCTAACTTAATAGGCTGACCAACCAACGCACCTTCTGGCACAAAGCAGTAGCGCTCAATAAATGCAATTACTTTGTCAGCCCTAGTCATCAGTTAATTACCCTTGCAATTAAGTCGTCGTCATCATTGATAGAGTTTCGAGCATCTTGGTAAAGTTGATTAGTTTTCACTTGGTCTCGACTTTCGCCATTCGTTGCTCGACTATGAATTTGTAAACTGCGGCACATTTGGATTTCACGTTTATACAAATCCTCAATAACGTAATGTAATGGATGTTGTTTCATCACTCCGTTATCGGTTTTAATCCATCGTCTAGCTGTTGTAGCTAATTCGTGTTCGTAATCATCAAGCTCTACGTACAATTTAGCCAACTTAACAGCTCGTTCTTTATCAATCGGTGTCCAACTATCTGCCGCTCGGCTTGTGATGATACTTTCCCAATATCTCATTTGTGCCTTAGTTAGTTTTTCAGGCGGCGATATTGTTTGTTGTGCTGCTTTTGTGGCTAATACCTTTGCTGTAGTGCTATCACTTCTGATTTTGCGACCACTCATAGGTTTTACCTCTTAATCTATAGTAAATTTACTAGAAAAACTGTATTAGCGATAAAATAGAGTTCGAGGGGCGGTTTTTAAGGCTTTTCGCCTGAACTTTTTACCCACCCCTACCCATATTGAACGGATGCTCTTCGTCAATCGGTAGTCCATTTATATCGCATCCAATTTGATTTATTTTTCTTATTTCAGCTTTCTGCTTAGCGCTATCGTGATGTAGCTTACATAATGACTGGAGATTATTATCATCAAAGAATAAATCTAAATTTCCTTTGTGTGGTTTTATATGGTCAACTACTGTGGCAGGCGTTAGCTTCCCCTCTCTCTGACAAAATACACACAATGGCTCTTTTGCTAAGTGGTCAAGCCTTAATTCTTTCCAAGCCTTTCTGTTATACAGATAATGCCAGCTCTCTCTTCCCATATAAGCACCAATAAAAAAGGCGAGCTATTTAACTCACCTTGTTTGTTATGATGTAAACCTTACAATCACAATCTATTCAACCGCAATTGTCATCACCGCCAATCATTCAACCACCTCAATAACATCTAGCTGACTTTCATCATCTGCGTAGAATGTGCCGTTAGGATTATGCCAATGAGTGAATGGCGGTTCTTCTGTATCTGTCAATTCAACCAGTAACCATTTACCGAAGTTTGTTTCATAGATTACTTCGCATAATGTTCCGTTGCGGAGTTTTACAGTATCACCGATTTTCATGCCTTACCTCTGAAATAAAAAAAAGACCGCTGATTTAGCAGTCTTTACTTTGTTTATTTAACGCTTAGCGCTCAACTCTTTAACACCAAGATTAATATCTTCAATCAATCTGATGATTCCATCAACATTGAAATTCTTATTCATCTCTCTGGACAGCCAAACAAGGTTATGGAATTGCGCATTAGGTTGTTTATTGTTGAGTGGTTTATTATCTTCCATTGTTATTCCCATTAATCTTTTTAACTCATGAAATATTACTACCACAAAAGAATAAATCAACCTTGGATTACTTACTATTCTTTGTGCTTTCAATCCACTTGTTAATGTTCGTGATTTGGCTAGCACACATATCACGCTCACCTTGCACTATGATTAAATGCTCCACGGCCTCACCGTATGTGCTGCCTGTAAATGGAGTTTTTACACAAGGCATTAAGAAAGCTTGAGGCGGATAGATATACTCCGTCTTAGTTGTTACCTTATTAGTGCAACCGCTCAATAGCGTCATCGTTAATACGAGTGCTATAACAAGGTTGGCTCTTAATGATTTGTCGAACCACTTGCACTTTGTCTTGTGTTGTTTGTTTAATCTCATCATTGATTACTCTCTGTTGCTCTACTGCTTGGCGCTCTACCTCAATCGTATCTTTTAGCGATTGATTGACTTGCTCTTGGCTTTTAATGGTTTGGGCTTGCACTTGGTTTTCGGCTCTTAACTTATCTATATTCTTTGATTGGTGCCAAATCCAACCGCACAAGCCCAAAATGGTTAATGCGATGATTGCTATTGCGTAGATTTTAAATCTGCTAAACATAATGCTCTCTCCTTTTCTCTACGCTTAACTAAGCCTTGCAGCTTTCGTCCGTCAGCATAAACCCAGCGCAGAAGTTGATTACACCCAGCAACATAATTACCGCTCCGCATCAATCGAAACATTGTCGAATTTTTAAGATTACCGCATCCGTTATTAAACGTAACAGATACCATAGCATCAAACACAGATTGTGGTAGTGTTCTGCCATTGGCGTATCTATCAACGCACGATTCGGCAAGTTTAATATCGTTTTTCCATCGGTATGCGATTTCTTCATTTGTGTATTTCTTGCTAGGCTCTATCTTTTGTCCTGAGTATTCTGTTGAGCCGATACCAACAGTTAACACATCGGCGGGGCATTTATATGGAGTTGCCATACAACCCTCTGCGTTACCGATTATTTCTGCACCAGCTGGGCTTAATCTTAATTCGCTGCCAAATTGAGAGTACATAATCCCAATAACTGCAACAACAGAGCAAGCGCCTAGTGCCTTTCTAGTCTTCCCCAACACCATCATCAAGCCCCCGCTCTAATCGTTTCATCCTTGCCTTGTGCATTTCTTCTGCTCTGCGCTCTTCGTTTTCTCTTACTTTGCCCTCTTGGCATTTGGCGTACATATTAACGAGACCACTGATTAAACCAATAATCAAACCAAAAATAGCCAGCCATTCTTGGAATGAATACATTGCCCAGAATGCGCCAAAGCCAGACCAAAAAATACTTTGATTCCCTGCGTCTTTTAACATTCTCATACTCCACCTCGCTGTTTGTTTGCGGGGCAATAAAAAAGCCCATGCCTTACGCATGAGCTTGAGGAT